TTGTGTCATCGAATCCACATAGTCATCATTTCTACCATAAGGGAAAGCGGCACATTCTTCAATAACTTCTTCTGCCCATTTATACGCTGGATACCAAATCATTCCACTCTCAAATAGGGGTGCCACACTGTTGACACGAACTAATTTGTCGTTTCCTCGACTCGGTGTAAAATTAATGACAGGAATTCCCATCGCTTGTAATTCGTGCGTTAGGGGGAGACCCGTTGCTTTGGCTTCAATGATGATTTGTTCGGGTTGCCAGTAATGATTCTTTTCTAAAGCGATCCTTTTTAGCTCGGGGAAGTCCCACCGCCCACGGTCCGCTTCCATGAGAATAATATTTTGCTTACCCGTCATCTCATTATAGAAAACTCCCCATGTTGTAATCGCAGAATAGTCCGCTGTCGTCTTCGAAGAGAAGGCCGTATCGTAACTTTGAATGATATATTGCAAAGGAGGTTGTTCTTTTTCCCAACATTGCCACCATTCCCGCTTAATAATCGAAGTTTCTTCACTTGTTGGCTGTTGTTGCCACTGTGCATTCCATTTAGCCACGGGCAGTGAGGCTTTAACCGCCTCTAATTGATCTTTTTTCCAGAATTCTGGCCATTGAGGGGTGCCGTCGTCCATGAGCGCAGGGAAATCGACAATCTCCCACTTGTCAGCGAGCGGATCTTTGGCTTGAGCCTCGATCAAACGCTCGGTTAAGTCGTCTTCTGACCAACGAGTCATGACCACAACGATACTTCCCCCTGGTTGAAGACGCTGACGAGGACCTGAGGTGTACCATTCCCATGCATTCTCCATCGCAGTCTTACTGAGAGCATCTTGTTCGGAGTGAGGGTCGTCAATAATTAATAAATCTGCACCACGCCCTGTGATGGAACCACCGACACCAGCTGCAAAATACTCCCCCCCGTGGTTGGTTTCCCATCTTCCTGCAGCTTGGGAATCGGCTCGTAGCTCCGTGCCCGGGAATACAGACTTAAATTCGCTTTCATTCATCAAGTTTCTGACCTTACGACCAAAACGATAGGCTAGCTCGGCTGTATGGGTGGTTTGGATAATCTTTAATTTAGGGTTATTGCCCATCATCCAGGCGGGAAAGAGATAACTGGCAAATTCTGATTTAGTATGTCGGGGTGGCATATTGACAATTAATCTATTAATTTTTCCATCCCTGATGGCTTCTAATTTTTTAGCAATGATTTTATGGTGCCTCCCCTCAATGAAGTCGGGCCAAATGTTTTTTACGAAATTTCCAAAGGAGTCCCTAGAGTTCCTTGCAGATTCAAGTTGTACTTTCTTAAGCTCAAGCTTCTTGAGAAACAAAAGTCTCTCCTCTTGAGACATAGAAGACAAATCTGGTAGTAAATCGCTCATGTTTTCTGTGTATATTTATATACTAGGTTATACTATATACTACTTCTAATTTTAGGGGGTACCCCTCTTTTTTCAATAGTAATGTATTACTTCGTAATTCCTTAGTATCTCTTAACCAAAAAAAATTTCATTCTTCAATTTTTTTTGGTTAGGCGGGCAAAAAAAAATTCTCATGCACAAGTAGATTTTTGGAAAGTAATAAAATATTTAGGATTGGATGCGGGCGTTCCCGCCCCGAATGAACAGGAACAGGAACACCCAAAAGAGTTAGCCGATTAATTTTTTACGATAGTTTTTAATCGTTTCGATTAATGGATAAGTATCCTCAGAATAAACGCAATGATCGATAAATAGTTCTATCTCACTATCAGTCATTTTTTTTATTTCTTTATCTGTTGGAGTTTCCACATAATCATAATCAAAGGAATTATTATTATAAAGAGATAGACTCTTATAACTAGATACTAATTTTCTGGTATCCCAATATTCGTTTGAGTACCAATTAGCCCCTTTATAATTTCCTACTTTCTCATTGATGATAATAAACTTTCTTGATTTGCTATCCAAGAAAACCATTTTATCACTGCCAATATGTTCACCCAATTCTATTTGATAGTTAGAATTTAAGATTACATTTGGATTATTTTTTAAAGTAGGTTTTAAATTATGTTCGTTGAAATGCCATGTATCCGAACAGTTCTTATGTATTAATGGAATTGGTAGTCTTGCTCCATTGTGCATCATTCCAATTATTCTATTATCTTTATTATAAGAAATAAAAGGATGACAATTCTTTTTGTTTGTTGTGCCTTGAGTCGTAAATCTAAAATGAATTGCCATTTGATCGGTGTTGTTCTTATGTAGATTAAAGAAAGTTTTTACTTCATTAAAATCATTCGGAACAAACTTATCTGATACAAAGTTATTATTTTTATCTAAATACATTAATCCAAAGCCGTCTGAATTTCTTTCGTAAGCAATTCTCATATCTTCAAGATTTAATGATTTAAGATCGTTAGCTAATATAATTAAACACATTTTTTTTAATTCTCACTTTCTAATTCTTGATTAATTAATTCGGAATTGTTTATTCTGAAATCGTGAACAATATCTTTGAAATCAGAATAAATAGTTTTCCATTCTTCAATATGTTTTAAATGTTCGAAGTGTTCTTTATCATCTAAAAATATTAAAAGATTAGCATAATCTTTATGAACGTTTTTTAATAGCCAATCAAAATAGTTATTGTGATGCAAATCATCAGCATTGTTTTTATGATTGGAACGTATCCATAAATTAACAGTATGAACAAATTCCAAATATCTAAAAAAAGATATTTGTTTAATGTTCGATCTAAATATTCTTACTTCAACAGTATCTTTATTATCGAAGTTAATAACAGAATATTTACAACCATGCGTTTTAATCGAAGAATTAAAATCAATCATTGAATGAAATTTACAATAATTGTTTTCATCCCGCCCCGCAATTTCTACAATCAGATTTCTGTTTTGTGGATTGTTATAGAAACAATTTAAACGTCTTAATTGATTAGTAGTAAATGCTGATCGTGAAAAATGAATATGTATTCCACAATTATAACCATGATATGCTTTCACATATTGATTTGGATTAAGATCAAAAAACTTATTCCAAAATGTTTTCTTGTGAAAATCAAACGTTGCATTTGTTGATACTAATTCGAAACCATGATCGGCATGAAGACTACCGTCATGTTTACAAAGAATAAATTCTTGGTGAATTCCTACATCATTATAATTCATAGTATCACGAAATTTTTCAACAATGTCATATCTTGAAATAACTTCATGTCTAGTATGGAGTTCAACCTCAATACCATAAAACAAAACACTATCGATTAATACATTTGCATTTTGTATTCCCGCTTCAGCGATTGCCTTACCTAAAAAATGAAGAAATATTCTTTCATTATAATCATCAAGATTATAATTCGGATTATCCTCATCCTCATTTTCTTCACAATGATAATCTTCGTGATGAGTGTCATCATGGTAATCACAATACCACCCATTATCATTAATACAGTCATAACAATAAAGATCATCATCATTTTCATAGTAAGTTCTTGAGTCGTCATTATGACAAATATTTTCGCAAGTAGTACAAGTGAAATAATCGTTTTCATATGCATCTTGTGAAATTGTTTTGTTGTCAGTAGTAGTTATAAAATAATCAGCAACCCAAAACTGATTTTCTTCATAACAAACAAATAGATTGATATTAGAATTATCTAATAGCCCCTCAATTTGCATATTAAGTAAATCAGCAATTGCGTTTATTTTTTTTCTGATAATGCTTCTGGTAGTGTGAATTGAAATATCAAAAAAACCATTGTGGAATTTTTTCATAATTCTATCCTCAATACTTCTTTGATACGCTCTAAGGATGTTTTCCATTAGTTCGCATTTTGTGAAATCCTCAGAGTCGCTATTATAAATCTTTCTGAGTCTTTCTAGTACATTTCTAATATTCATAATTGTTTTTTCCTTTCTGAATATTCTGATTGTATTATATATAAAAATATCTATATTTATATAACTAATTAATAAATATTCGTGAGGTATTTAGAATGAAAATAAACGAAATAGTAGAAATGAAGGAAAATTCTGTAATTGAACTTTCTCAAGAAATCAGAATTTTGAAGTCACTAGATCGACTCAATGCGGAATTAAGACTATTAAAAGAATTAGTTTTAAAGTTTGAGTCATCAACAGGAAAAGACGTTAATGACATAAATGGCTTTGTTGATCACTATCCATTGAGAGAGTCTTTACTAGAAATTTTTGACTAGTAATAATTTATGACTCAAAAATTTCAGGGGGCGTCAGGGCAAAGTAATAAAATATTACCCCAATGCTCAGGCGTCCTCAGGTCTTCAGATCCTAAAAGTAATAAAATATTACCAATCGCACGCACAAGCTCCAGCAGCTTTCCGTGGGCCGTGAAAAATTCACAAGCACAATCGCACGCACAAGCACAGGCAGAGGACGCAGGCGCAAGCACAGGCACTCCCGTAATAATTTATGACGAATCACGCACCAGCAACCCCGGCACCAGGTCAGCTCATAAAGTAATAATTTATGACGAATCACGATCCGGAGCTGCGGGCCCTGGGAGCTACAAGGTAATAATTTATGACCCTTTTTTATTTGCAGATCCAGGTCTTTTTTGATAGATTATGGGAGAATATATAGAAAGGATTTGTTATGACTATAACAAAGAAACACTTAAAAGAACTAGCCGACATCGTCTACGATGCACAGCAAAAAGCAGAAACATGCACAGGACCTGGCGACCAAGATCTTGAGGCAGTCGCAAGCCAAATTAAAAGTTTTGCTCAGCGACACGCACCGAACTTCGATGAATCCAGGTGGAACGATTACATGCACAAGAAGAGGAAGGCAGATGAATAACGATCATAGGCTCACGACCACCGGTCAAGAAATGGCCCGCCTCAGAAGAAAGATGCTCCGTAGCGATTCAGCTGCGGAGCAAGCTGCCATCTGGAAAGTAATAAAATATTACCAAGAGCTGGAGTCCCAGGGAAAATATTATCTCCCAAAATTCTAAGGGACATGCACAAGCACACGCCCGATAGCGGGCTCAAGCACATGCGTCCATGGTTGGTCGACCGTGAACAAAGGTTCAACGTCCTTGTAGTTGATGACAAGCTCACGGGCCACGGCCCCTGGCCAAAAGAAAATCTTCCTCTCTTCCACCCCCTTGGCCATAATAAAATTATCTTGGCAAAGAGAATAACGCTTAATATTCCACGCAATTTGAAAAGGTGACAAATCAAGTTTGTTAAATTTTGTTAATTTCAATTCACACCAAAAAGAAATATTCTTCTTTAAGGAGTTATCTATATAAACTCCTAGTAAATCGGGTATTCCAGGTGTTCCGTAAGTTTCAATTCTTGTCCAATAAATATTCGGAGTTATGGATTTAACATTCTTCCAAAAAGTGGATTCCCTTCCTCGCTTTGAGGAAAGATTTTTTCTTTTTGTTTCTTTCGTTGACTGTTTCTCTTTTTTCAACAATGCGTACTTCATCTCCTTGGACAACACAGAGTCGGACACCAAGTTCTTTTTGATACGGTTTGAGTTTGATACCTGCCCCACCTGCCGACTTGCCATTTACTTTTCTCGTTCCTTTGGATGTTTTAATATCCAAAAAATGAGCCCTTCCGTTTTGAGGATTGACAACAATGATATCGATCGGACCTTGTTCGCAACAGTTTTTAAAAACGTAATAACCTTCTTCAAGAAATTTGTTGATCGCTTTGTTCTCGCTGATCGTTGCCTTGTATTGTCTCGGATTCATTTTCCTCCAAATCCGTAGGGGTCTGATCAATGATAGAAGTTTTTCTTAGATCTTGCAACATCTTATCCACTTCTTCGAGAGTTAAGTTATCAATTCCTTTACCTGTTTGTTTCTCTTTTTTCTCATAATATCCTGCAGCTTTACCTCTACTAATCTCAGCAGCTAAAGCTGTTTTGAGATCGGGTTTCATATCAAATTCATTGATGTCTTTTGAGGTAGGATTCTCAGCACGAAGACCAAGTTCGTGTAATCTTCTCATATGTGTAGCGGGGGATATTTTATATTTATTCCAAAGGTCTTCCTGTAAGGCTCGAATATAAGCATGAACTTTAGGGAACTCTTTTGGACTCTGTAAACGAGAAGCAATCTGTCTTGCTGTATGCTCTGAGTATCCAGCCATAACAGCACATTCAGTTGCAGTCTTCCTATTTTCTTGTGCTACAAGATTTTCAGCAAAAGCTATTTGCTTTGCTGTCAGTTCATCTCTCATCTCGGTTAACTCTTTAGTCAACACGATATCGTCCCCTGGTTTTCTAAACTTCATAATTCTCTTATAAGAAGAAATCTAACAAAATCAACAAAAATATAAATTCAGTTCAGATTTGCGAGCCCCCTCAGAAGAGTATGTTATTCTTCTGAAGAATGAGTAGAAGAATGATATTCTTTGCTATTATTATTGATATACTTGAATAATAGCTTGCTGAAGAATGAAAGAGTCATATTTGTAGATTTTTAAAATTTTTTTTTATTTTTTGTAGAAATTCCTCTTTATAGAGGTATTCTATTCTTCCGTGGTCCTTGGGCCGTGGGCAGTAATCCTTTCCTGTCCAATACTTTTCCTCCTTTCGATAACATTAGCCCTTGACCACGGGCAATTAATATCTATATTATCCTATATAGAAATGGACATAACAATTAAGGTCAAAGAACGTAATGGCAAGATGTATAGTCAAACATTTGTCGGGGACAAAGAACAAATACTCCCGTTAATGCAAGCATACATTCAAGACAATAAACACCACTACATCGATATCTTCTTCTCAACCGAGGAAGAATCGAAAGCGTTTACGTATGACGAATTGTTTAATCCCAAATAAGAAAGGAAAAAAATGGAGAAAGTTCTAGAATTTAAGAAACCCAAAGAACGAAAAGTCATCAAAGATAATTCGTTCGTGGCGAGATTACCGTATCCTTTAACGATTCATGTCTTAGTGGATATCGTGGAAAGAATGGGTGTGGAACATGAAGGCACCGTTCTCCCAGGGCTAAAGTATATCTCTCGAGAAGTAATGAAGAAAGAAATGGAGGAGTAATGGAAACAATTATTCTTTTATTGCATTTTTGTTTACCGAATGACGGAGCAACACAATGTCTTTTGGTGGAAGAACAAATGAACAATCAACAGATGTGCGAACAGAAAGTTGAACAACTCAATCAAGACTTTATGGATTTAGATGTATTCAATGCGTCATGTGAAAGGAGCAGTTATGAATCTTAAAGAGGGTCTGGAGCAGTGGTCCAAGAACAATGATCCTTCCTTCAAGGATAAATATACCTACGACCACATAGCCGTTAAATTAATTAGTCAACACGCTTGGGTAAGAGTTCCTCATTGGATTCCAGGAGTTGAGACACATCCACAGGAGGGAATAGTATGGGAACAAAAAAGAATATAAAACCTGTCTATGAATACACAGATAAACGAGCCTCCGTTCGTTATCACTACGAAGAAGACAAAAGAAGAAGAGCAAGAAGGTTAGCTGATAAATTATTAGGGAAAAATTATTTTACGAATATGCAAGCCGTGATGCTCGAAGCAGCTATGGAATTAAATGATTCAAGTAAGAACGTTAAAAAAAGCATCGGTTAGTTTTCTTCAAGAAATTGTTGATGCTAACTACAAAGCCTATTTTGTTGATCGAAAGTTCTACAAAGAACATCACCGACAAAATAGTTTAAAAAGATTTCGAAGAGATATCGAAATTCTTGATGCGTATGCAATTACGCATAAAAATAAAAAATTAAAAGAGATAGCCAAACTCTTTAATTTAAGTACAACTTCCATAACAACTAGAGTTTATCTCATGGTAAGTTTATGGGATCAAACAAGAAAGGAAAAATAATGTATAAATATTTAGATATACCTGGGTGGTTTAATATGCACGACGCCTATATGAACTTGGTAAAATACTGTGAAGACGGTGATGATATCGTGGAAATAGGGTGTTTTGCAGGGAGATCAACGAGATTCCTCATGGACTCTTTAGACTATGCGGGAAAACACAAGGTTAAGGTCCATGTGATCGATACTTTTGAGGGTTCGGGTATGGAACACTCCACGGTGAACTTAAACTCCATGTACGACGATTTTATGAGGAATTTAGGGGATTATATTGATCAAGAAAGGGTAATAGTCAATGTCAACAGATCAGATAACCAAAATATTCTTAATTCTTTTGACGATAACAGTGTTTTTGGGGTTATTGTAGACGGGGCTCATACCTTAGAAGCCGTTCAAGAGGATGTCGAGAACTGGTGGCCGAAGATAAAAGACGGTGGAATCATGGTCGGGGATGATGTAGACTGGGAATCAGTGATGCAAGGTGCATCTAAAGGATTTGCTAAGTTTGGAATTAATACATTTAATATACTTCAAGGTCGAGAAGCATGGTTCGCTCAAGTAAAAAACGATCGAAGCAACGAGATAGCGGACAGTCTGAAATTGATCCCAGGTCAAAACTCTATGAAGTTAAGTGGTTAGACGCTTATGAAATGGAATCGGGTTGGTTAGATCTTGAAGACGCACTCAAAATCAAACCGCCCGAAGTCCGTTCGGTGGGTTATGTTCTTAAAGAAACGAAAGAATATATCATTTTGGCAGGTGATCTTGGTTCCGATCAAATTGATAAAGACGTTGGTCGGGTGACCGTGATCCCTGGGCAGTGGATCGTTGACAAAAAAATAATTCTCTAAGTCAAGAAATTTATTTTAATTTTCCTGTAGAAATTTTACTTCGAACTTTGATATACTAAAGTTTCCCTCGCAATAAAAAGGTATAAAAAAATGAAAAATTATGAATTAGATCACAAAACTCTCCACCAAGGTCAGCTTCGAAATCTTTATATTGCATCTTTA